CCTTCTCTACGTGGTAGCCAGAAATCTTCCATCATGGACATAAATTTCTTATCATCTCTAATTTCACCAGTATTGGCATCATACACCAACTTGTTACGATAACGATTCATAACATCACGTAGATATTGTTCTGCCTTCATCTTAGGAAGATTACCAACATCAATATAGAAAATTCTACGTTCTGGTGCTCTTGATAGTCTGTAAATAACAAGACTATCCTCAATCATCATCAACTGATTGATTGGTTTAATTGCTTTATGTAACCAGGAAAGTGTTGATCCCTTATTTCTATCTACAAGACCCGATGTACAATAAGTGACGGAATCTCTACTCATTCTAACACCCTTCTGAGCAGAAGGTGAACCAGACCAATTAGGGCTACCACCACCCTTATTAAATGTCTCTGGATTATATAAAAAATACTCTTCTATTTCAGGAAAATCATATGTAGATGGATTCTCTTGATTTGCAAACTGATTATCACTATTGGCCTTCTTCTTCATCTGACGTATAAAACGCATCTTCGATGCATCAACGTACCTCAACTCCTGAATACCATCATGAGGATTTTTCTGATCAATTACTTTGTTGTAATAAAGTCTACCATCAATATACCAATTCCTAAAAATTTCATGAGACTTCTTATCAAAGTCAAGAAGCTCAAGAATATATTTAAATTCTTCTCTAATTGTTTTTTTTATATTATCACTAGCGTTCAAATTAGACAATTCAATTTGAATCGGAGTATCATTTGTATCTGATACAATTGCTTCATTTACGATATCTTCAATAGCGCTATCACATTCTGGATAAAGCGCCATTTGACGATATCTTCTTATTAAATCATTCTCTGTTTTATATACACCTTCAATATCTACATACGAACCAAAAAATCCAGAACTAATATAATTCTCCGACCCATCCTGATTATTAGGGGGGACCGGAGATACTAGACCTGGTGATTTATTTTCAGTATCATCAATTGAAAAACCAAACAACCGTGCCATATCAATATTCTACTTAGAATTTTACCTAAAGGTATTTATCAGCTAATTAGAGTCTCTGTTGGAGAAGCTGAATTAGACTGAAGTGAATTACCAACAGTGAAGTACTGAAGAACGAAGTCAACAGTAAAGTCTTCTATAGTATCACTTTGTTCATAACTTAAATCAATAGCACTTATTGATGTTGGGAAAATATCATAGAACTTATAAGTTCTAAGTACAGAAGTGTGACCACCATCATTAGTAGAAGAATTCATAGTAGCTCCTCTACCAAGTTGTTGAACATAAGCATCTGTCATATAAGAAGATGGATTAGCAACACCAGTGTTGTCATCCAACTTACTCATAATATTTGCCCACTGTTCAAAAGCGGTTCTCAGTCTAAAATTCTCATCATTAATAATAGTAACTGACCAAGGATCGAATGTCCTATCTCCAGCTACATGTAATTGTCTTCCTCTAAAAGGTACTGTAACATCTCCAATATTTGAAGATGGTAGTGAAGCTGCTTTACATAAAAATTTAAAATCACCATTCTCACTACCATCACCAGTACCCCAAGCATCAAATACTGAAGATGGGAAACTGGGAATGGATACTTCAAATAGATTAGATCGGGCTCCACCACCCGATAATTTTGATTTAAATTGTGAAAGGGTTTTTGTTTCAGCCATTTTTTTTAAGATCCTCCTATGGTTTTAGATATAAATCAAGCAGTACCTACAACTTCCTGGAAGCTGATACCAGTTCTGGTAGCAACAAAGGAAAGAGTAATGTAGTTAATTGACTTGGTTGGCTTCATGAAAATATCAGCTCTGAATTCATTGTTATCAACAACATCAGGAGTATTATTTGATTCATCACAAACTACTAGGAAATCATAAATTCCTCTCTTAGCTTGAACATCACGAAGATAAGGTTCAACAATGTTAACAAAGTTTGATCTTGTATTAACATCATTTAATTCAAACAATTGAGCATTAGCAGCACCTTCAAGTGCCTGCTCTACTGTAAGGAACAACCTTCTAACATTGATTCTATCAAAAGATGAAGCGTATGAAAGGGCCGTTTTATCACCAAATAAAGTAATACCACTACCTCTTTGGGTAACGATGGAATTAACTCTAGCTGCGTAGAGTTTATCTCTTTGATCTTTATTTGGATTATAAGATAACTTGATAGCGTTATTGAGAACACCTCTCGATGTACCTGCTGGTGAATACCAAGGATAAGCATCTATAGTAGTTCTAACCATCATACCAGCTATATCACCATTACAGGGAATATAACGGAATTCATTATTAAATCTATCATAAGTATACTTATAACCACTATCAAATACAGCGTAAGATGAAGAAGAAAGTGGACTAAAGAATCTTAATATATTATTTGTTTGTGTAGTTGAATTAGGTACACCAACAACATCTTCTCTATGAGGTGAAATAGTTGCTATACAATCTTTTCTACCTTCAGCCAATGAAATCAGATGATTTGCTTTAGCTTGTGATTCAGATTCTTTTACAAGACCTGGACCCATAATAAGATAATCAATAGCTATTTCATCTTTATTAGAGAATAAATCATATGAAGTTACCAAACTAGCAAGAGATGCTTCCATTCCACCAGTAGCGGAATAATCTACACCACCTGTTAATGTATAAGATACATTTCCAATACCACTGAATGATACCCCTTGAGCATCTTGTCCCCATACACCTGCACCAGTTGTAATAGGAGTAAAGTTAGCTGAGAATCCACTTGATAATGGTGCGGTATTCCATTGAGTATCTACAGCCTGTGATGGATTATATCCAGCGTAAATATACTCAGAATTTAATGCTATTGAATCCTTGTAATATGTTTTACGTGGGGAATCGCCATCAGCAAGAGAATCAGCTGCTTTAGATAAGAATGTATGCTTCTCTAAAATATTTCCTTGAATGCCAGTTACATCACCACTATCATCAATAACAACTACATGAAGTGAATCATTACTACCACTTCTAGATTCGGAATAATTACTAGTTGATGGTTTCTGTGCAACACTCTTCCAATATACTGTAGAATTTGTTAATCCTAAAGTTTGTGCATCATACCAATCAACAACAGTAGTTGCAGAAGAAGCTGTAGTTGAACTTAATCCGGATGTATTTTTGAACCACAAAGTATTCGTGGTTTCAAATGATTTTCCAGAATCACTCTCGGTATATGTGATTGGATAATCTGTTCCTGCTGTAGATACCCTAGAAGTAATTTTTACATCTATTGTACTATTACCATTAGCAGCATCAGTACTAACACCAGTAATGATACCTTTGAGATATCCACTAAATTCAGAAGTACTTCCGTTACCAACTACAACTGCATTTGTAATTGCTGTAGTTACACCAAAACCTACTTCTGCTCCAGCTCTTCCTGGGTTAGTAGTAGTAATACCAATAGTTTGGTCAGTTGCATTATCAACAACACAAACTTTTAATGTGTTTGCCCAGGTTCCTGGATTTTTAGCAGCAAATGTGAATGAATTATCCGTAGTATGATTGGATTGATAATCATCATAATTATCAATAACCAATTGGTTCTCATTAGCAGCATTGACACCAGCATTACCATTTCTTAAGGTAGTACCACCAGTTCTAACTACTTTCAGAACTCCTCCATAAGAAAGGAAAGAAGAAGCTGCCATCCAATATTCGTATTGCGAATCAGTGGAAATTGGCTTACCGAATGTATTAATAAATTGTTGCTGCGTTTGGATGTCTATAGCCTCATCCACCGGTCCAATTGAAAATGGACCTGCAATTGCTCCAATATTATCAAGAACATTTTCTGCTCTTCCGACTGTTAAATCAACTTCTCTGACGAGTACGCCTGGAGATAATTGAGGAGTCGCCATGTTTTTCTCCCTATAAGTCTCGTTTATCTAAGAAATATTTATGAAAATAAGCATCTTGACACGGGGAAGCATGGGTGTAAGCACATCACCAATCTGGATATGACCAATCAATAAATGGTAATTTATTTTTTCTATTATAAACTAATCTTCTTATTGTACAAACTTTACATTCATATGAGAATGAAGAAGCTACAGGACCTCTATTTTTACGTGTCCTATAAAAATCATTAATAAGATTTTTTACTTCTCCACAAGTCTTACATTTCCTGGTATTTAATAATAAATGACCAAGTTTTATTTGGTAATCTATATCCACATCAATAATCCCACATATAAGAAAACTCGTGGGACCTATCACCATATTCATCAGTATGCCATCTATCACCATCATCATCTACAAAACTAGTATCATCCATTCCATCAGATATGAATCCAAATGGTGCCATATCTTGTTCTATCTGATTCTTCTGCTCTTCATATAATCTTTTTCTAACATCCTGGTCAGTTAATTCTTTAAAATAATCCTGTGAAACTAACCACGCATATATTACTAAACACATAGCAAGATCATCATTACAACCTTCTTCCGCTTGAAATGAACCATGCTTTTGAATAAAAGTTGTTAATTCACTCAATACATCATAATCCTTAAAGATAATCTTATCCTCTTCTATCATTGTCTTAAGATTAAGAGACCCAACCTTTTTAACTGTTTTAGACATCTTAACACCAAGCTGTGTCTTATTACCAGAAAAACCTTGACCTACAACCTGTCCAGCTCTTCCTCTCATAGAACACATAAGAAGATTTTGATACTCCAAATCATATTGAAGAATAGAAGCAACTTGGTCTCCTACATCATTAACCTCACAAAGAATAAATGCTTGATTATAACTCCTAGCAATTTCATATATTATACTTGGGAATAACATAGGTTTAATAGTATTATCCCTATACTTTGCCACTAATTGATGGGGAAACTCTGTTATATCTACAACAATAAATGCAGAATAATCCCCCCCTACACCTCGCGCCACATCAACAGTGAGAGCATAATCATGTTCTTTTATTGGTTCTATAAAAACATCTAATCCACCATTTGTTTTTATAGGTTTATCATATACCAAAGATCTAAGTTTACTTGGAGCAATAAGAGTATCAACAGACCCTAAAAATTCACAATTATGTGAAATTATTTTATTGGTAATGTATAGGTTTTCTTCTCCTACATCCAATAAATCATATAAGTATATTCCTTCCTCAACTATTTCATTATATAAAACTTTTTTTCCTTGAATAATGTCATCAAGTTTTAGAGAAGATGCCTTTATCTTCTCACTCCCAAATGAATGATTATCAGAACATTTTATCTCACTTCCATCATCAAAAATAATCCAATGATAAAATGGTTTAAAAACTTTCTGTATTCCACTAAATGATTGAAATCCAGTTGGTGTCTTTACTTTTATATTATTATTTACTTTGTATAAATCCTCTATCCTCATCTCACTGATAACATCATCTTTCTCAACTTCTACCAATGTATCACCTCTAACGCACTCAAACTCAATCTTAAATTGAGATTCTGAAGTATTTGAAATAGTTTGTTCTTTCCATACTTCATCTCTACCTGGAACATCGGACCAATGAACTTCAGTGGGTTTATATTGATTTTCACCTCTTTCAGCATCATGCCATAAACGGTAAAAATGATTCATACCGTGAGGCGTTGATACAATAATTACTTTCGTGCTTTTACCAGAAGTAATAGTAGGATAAACAGATGCAAAGAAGGAGTCAGCGATGTGATTAGGGACGAAGGCGAACTCATCGAGGAAGAGGATATTGAACGACATGCCTCGGACAGCACTCGCAGATGTAGAAGCTGCCAATATCTTACTGCCATTTTCTAACTCCAATGAACCCCTATTCCAAGATAGTATACCTTGTTGCATCCATTTAGGTAAGTTCTCATAAGCAATCTGCAATCTACCTAATAATTCTCTTGCAGTTGCTGCTTTATTTGCAAGAATACCTACGTTAACACTATCATTAAATACGATATAATGTAGTAAATAAGCAATACAAGTAGTAGATTTACCTGTCTGTCTAGGCATCTTACAAATATTAAATCTATTCTGATGAAAATTATTTACTAACTTCTCTTGAAAATCATATAATTTAAATGGCTGTAAGCCATGGTCAAGAGTAACAATTTTTATATGAGTTTTGGCAAAATATATTGGGTCATCTTTACATTTAATATATTCTTCTATTTGTTCTTGGGTAAACTCAATTGTAGTATTGGCCTTTTTTAAGTTTGGATTACCCAAATAGATATCAGTGCCAGACATAATATTTTTTTACACTTTTACTTTCCTACATTTATATATGGATCTCCTGGTTGAATACTAGAAATATCATAATATTTTAAAATCGCTGATGGATAAACTTTGCGTATAGCTACTTCAACATCTTTTCTAGTAGGCTTTCTTATTTCTGGAAAAAATAATTTCATATTATAAATCATACCACGCCACATAAAACAAACATAATAAACATTTCCGTATTGAATAGGTATTCTTTTAATATCTTCCTTAACAGAACCCTTCATTCGTTCAGGTTTAATTAAATCAATAACCTCATAAGCAGGCTTTCCATTCAGATCTTCTATAGTCTGTTCGTTAATCTTTTTCTTATTAACTACTTTGCGAAAATTGTTAAGAGGTGATGACATCTGTCAGTATTTTTTTTATTATTTATCTATGATTCAAGTGCTGATACTCTAGTTGTTAGTTCTTTAATTGCTTGTACTAGTACTGGTATTAGGTTGCCATATGAAGCTTCTAGTTTATCTGGATTTGATTCATAAACAAGGTTCATATAGTCAGCTGCTGCATCTGTCTGCGCAGACCTTAATTGTTGTGCTGTAAACCCCGCTCTCTCTGTACCATCCTTATTTGTACCTTCTCTTGTCTGCCATTTGAATTTAATTGGACGTAAGGTATTGACAAAATCTAGTCCTACTGGTAGGTCTACAATATCAGTTTTATCACGTTCATCAGACAGCGAAGAAATACTTGTTTGTTGGCAACGTAATGCAGTTATATTTGAATCACCTAATGTAACTTCATTAGTAGCAGTAGCTGAGGAAGGTTCAGCATCGTATCCAAGGCATGTAAGGAAACTTCCTGTTGTAATGTTTGAACCAGAAGCATAACCACATGCTGTATTCTGATTACCAGTAGTAACCTGCCTTAATGTTTCACCACCAAAACCTGCATTCATAGAACCAGTAGTACATACTCTCAGGGAAATTTCACCAAATGCTGCATTTTCATAACCAGTAGTGTTAGTAGATAGTGCATCATGGCCAACTGCTGTGTTGTGATGACCAGAACTGTTAGCATCTAGAGCACACCAACCTACTGCTACGTTGTGATAACCAGTGGTGTTAACGTACATAGCACTCTGACCACATGCTGTGTTCTTATAGCCGGTAGAGTTTGCTTTGAGTGTATCTCTACCAACTGATACATTTTCATAACCGGTAGTGTTATAGCGGAGTGCATTCTGACCACATGCTGTGTTGTAGTTAGCGGTAGTATTTGAGTAAAGTGCATCCCTACCTACTGCTACGTTGGAAGTACCAGTGGTATTATTAAGCAGTGCATAAGCACCGATTGCTGTGTTGGAAGTACCAGTAGTGTTTGTATAGAGTGAATTTGATCCAGCTGCTACGTTGTGAGTACCAGTAGTATTACCGTAAAGTGCAGCGTAACCACTTGCTGCGTTATGAGCACCAGTAGTGTTTGTATCTAATGACCATGCACCGAATGCTGCATTCTCAGAGCCAGTGGTATTAGCATTTAATGTAGTATAACCAAATGCTGTGTTATAGTTAACGGTAGTGACGTTCTGAAGTGCATGGTTGCCAACTGCTGTATTTCCTTGACCGGTAGTGTTTACTTGGAGTGCTGTATAACCAACTGCTGTGTTATTAGCACCAGTAGTGTTATTTTGGAGTGAAGCCATTCCAGTCGCTGTGTTATAGTTACCGGTAGTATTATTTTCCAGTGAGTTATAACCACTTGATACGTTTCTTTCACCGGTAGTGTTTAACTTTAGTGTTTGATAACCAGCCGCTGTGTTGTATAGACCAGTAGTGTTTGAGTATAGTGCTTTATAACCGTTTGCTACATTGCTATGACCAGTAGTGTTATTGGCAAGTGCTGCTTCTCCAACTGCTACGTTATAACCACCAGTAGTATTTGTAGTAAGTGCAACATAACCAACTGCTGTATTACTAGCACCAGTAGTATTTGCGTCTAAAGTGTAATTACCAACTGCTGTATTATAGGAAGCTGTAGTGTTAGCTCCTAATGATTCTCTTCCTACTGCTACGTTTTCACCACCAGTAGTGTTACCGTCTAATGAATTATGACCTATTGCTGTATTAGACTCACCAGTAGTGTTAGCATAGAGTGCTCTGTTACCTAATGCTGTATGTTTCTTACTAGTAGTACTGCTATAGAGAGCAACATTACCCACTGCTACATTTTCATAACCAGTAGTGTTTGTGAAGAATGCTCTATAACCAACTGATGTGTTATTACTACCGGTAGTATTTCCTGAACTCGCTTGCATTCCACATGCTACATTTTGAGTACCTGTACTGTTTTCGTAGAGTGCCTGCATACCAAATGCAGCATTACTAGCACCGGTATTAAATTTAAGTGCATGATACCCAACTGCTGTGTTGTTAGCACCGGTAGTGTTTGCGTAGAGTGCTTGATATCCCACTGCTACGCTACTATCACCGGTAGTATTAGTGTAAAGTGCACTCTTACCAACTGCTGTGTTGTAGGAAGCAGTAGTGTTTGTATAA